GGGCGTCACCACAGGATTATTGCGGAAAAACTGGAGCGGGTGGCTCGTGGAGAGCTGAAGCGGTTGATTATCCACATGCCTCCACGTCACTCGAAGTCTGAGTTTGCAAGCTACTTGATGCCTGCTTGGTTTCTAGGTAGAAACCCAAAGCTCAAAATCATTCAAGCTACCCACAACACGGAACTTGCGGTACGATTTGGACGTAAGGTTCGTGATTTGATTGACGATCCTGCGTTTAAAGAGGTGTTTCCGAACACCAACTTGAAGGAGGACAACAAAGGTGCTGGTAAGTGGCAAACTGATAAAGGTGGCGAATACTTTGCGGCAGGGGTTGGAGCGGCTGTTACGGGCCGTGGTGCGGACTTGTTCATCATTGATGACCCGCATTCGGAACAAGATGCGCTAAGTGAGACTGCGTTTGACCATGCGTATGAGTGGTATACGTCTGGTCCTCGCCAGCGTTTGCAGCCTGGTGGTGCGATTATTCTAGTTATGACCCGTTGGGGTAAGAAGGACCTGACGGGTAGGCTTTTACAGAACCAGAGCGGCGACATAATGGCTGACCAGTGGGAGGTTGTGGAGTTTCCTGCGATCTTGCCCAGTGAGAAACCGTTGTGGCCTGAGTTCTGGGAGAAGGATGCGCTGTTATCTATTAAAGCGTCGTTGCCTGTAGGCAAGTGGAACGCGCAGTGGCAGCAGCAGCCGACGGCGTCAGAGTCGGCGATTATCAAACGCGAGTGGTGGAATGACTGGGAAAAGGAAAACATTCCCCGTATCGACTATGTGATACAGGCGTACGATACGGCGTTCTCGAAGAAAGAAACCGCCGACTACTCTGCGATTACAACGTGGGGGATATTTAAGCCCGAGGAGGGTGGACCTGACCACGCTATACTTATGGACGCCCGAAGGGGGCGTTGGAACTTCCCTGAACTGAAGGAGATAGCGTATGAAGAGCACGAATATTGGGAGCCGGACATGGTGTTGGTCGAAGCGAAAGCGACGGGTACACCACTCATTGACGAGTTGCGGCTTCGCGGTATTCCGGCGTTGGGTTTCTCGCCAGGGAAGGGGAACGACAAAGTAACGAGAATGCACATGGTTGCGCCATTGTTTGAAGCTGGTATGGTATGGGCACCGATGCACGAGAAGTTTGCAGATGAAGTCGTGGAAGAGGTGGTTTCATTTCCTAATGGCGATCATGACGACTTTTGTGATAGTATGACGTTAGCACTCATGCGCTTTAGGCAGGGAGGATTCATCTCCTTGAAGGGCGAAGAGGAAGACGAAATGGAATGGAGGCCCCGTAAACGGGAGTATTACTGATGGCATTACCACCTAACATGGTTGTTCCAGGACTTAATCTGGATGACACCGAGGGTCTACCCGATGTGGAGATTCCGATTGATATGCCTGAAACCTTTGAGGGTGGTGCAGAAGTAATCCCTGACGAGGATGGCGGTGCGGTTATCCGTGCTATTCAGGCGGGGGAGCTAGAGGTTCCTAAAGAGATTATCCCCTTCGATGCAAACTTGGCAGAGGTTTTGGACGATGGCTTGCTTGGTGAGTTGTCGTCTGAACTTCGTGGTTTGTACGAGGAAGACTTGGATTCGCGATCCGAATGGGAAGAGACATACGTCAAGGGTTTGGACCTACTGGGTCTGAAGACTGAGGAGCGGTCAACGCCGTTCGAGGGGGCAAGTGGTATTACTCACCCGTTGATTAGTGAGAGCGTGACGCAGTTCCAAGCACAGGCTTATAAAGAGCTGCTGCCGTCGGGTGGTCCAGTTCGAGCACAGGCTTTGGGTGCGCAGACACCAGAGCGTGACCAGCAGGCTGCTCGTGTAAAAGAGTTTATGAACTACCAGATCACGGAAGTTATGGAAGAGTACGATCCAGATATGGACCAGATGCTGTTCTATTTACCGTTGTCGGGTTCTACGTTTAAGAAGGTATACTTTGATCCTACGAAGCAACGTGCGGTATCTAAGTTTATACCTGCCCAGGATTTGGTTGTGCCGTATTCGGCATCTGATTTGATGACGTCAAACCGTGTGACGCACGTACTGCGTATGGACGAGAACGACGTACGCAAGATGCAGGTTGCGGGGGTTTATCGTGACGTTGACTTGATTGTGAGTGACGACGTTGAAGAGAACCCAGTTCGCCAGAAGGTCAACGAGCTGGAAGGCTTGTCAAAGAACTACAGCGAAGATGTGCATACGATCTTAGAGATGCACGTTGACTTGGACCTTGAGGGATTCGAGGATATGAATCCGCAAACGGGTGAGCCGACAGGCGTGAAGCTGCCGTACATTGTTACGATTGACGATGCATCAGGCAAGATACTGTCTATCCGTCGCAACTTCGACGAGATGGACATGACGAAGCGTAAGCGTCAGTACTTCGTGCACTACAAGTTCATGCCTGGTTTGGGCTTCTACGGCTTTGGTATGATCCATATGATTGGTGGGCTTGGTAGAGCGGCTACAAGCCTGCTACGTCAGCTTATCGACGCAGGCACACTATCTAACCTCCCTGCTGGATTTAAGGCCCGTGGAGTGCGTGTACGCAACGACGACGAGCCGTTACAGCCTGGAGAGTGGAGAGACATTGACGCGCCAGGAGGCAGCATCAGAGACGCCATTGTGCCGCTACCGTACAAGGAGCCGTCAGGAACGTTGGCGACTATGCTTGGTGGGTTGGTTAATGACGGGCGTCGTTTCATTGCTCTAGCCGACCAGCAGGTTGGCGACATGAACCAAGAGATGCCTGTAGGCACTACGGTTGCGCTGATTGAGCGCGGCATGAAAGTTATGTCTGCGATCCACAAACGTCTGCACTATGCGCAGAAGACGGAGTTCCGTTTGCTTGCGCGTATCTTCGCCGAGAATCTACCGCCAGTTTACCCATATGAAGTGGCGGGTGCTCCCTCTCAGATCAAGGCGCAAGACTTCGATGCACGGGTCGATGTTCTCCCAGTGTCAGACCCGAACATCTTTTCAATGGCGCAGCGTGTGACATTGGCTCAGACTCAGCTCCAGTTAGCTCAGTCCAATCCTCAGATGCACAATTTACACGCGGCATATCGCCGGATGTATCAAGCGTTGGAGGTGCAGAATATCGAGGAAATTCTACCGCCGCCTCCCCCTCCTCCCCAACCACAGGACCCTGCGGTGGAGAATGGTGCGATCATCAACGGTCAGGCACCACAGGTCTTCCCTCAACAGGATCACGACGCGCACATTCAGGCGCACTTGTCGCTGCTTGAAGTAAACGTGATGCAGCAGGCGGCACCTGTTCTGGCGGCGATCTTCTCGCACATTTTGCAGCACGTCAGTTTCAAGGCTCGTGAGATGGTGGACGAAGAGCTACAACAGATTAGTCAAATGCCGCAGCAGGCGATGCAACAGTTGGTGTCGTTGACGCAAGCTGGCGCGATTGACCCGATGGTTGCACAACAACGGATGGCGCAGATGCAGCAGGAACAGCAGCCGCAGTTCAGCCCTGATCAGATCGAGGCGCGTGTAGCGCAGGTCGAAGCGGAGCTAATCAAAGAGTTAATGCCACTGATGAACTACAAAGGTCAGGGTGAGGACGAAGACCCGCTAGTGAAAATTCGCATGAAAGAGCTTGAGATTAAGCAGATGGAAGCGAACCACAAGGCGGCGATTGACCAGGCTAAGTTGGAGCTGGATGGCTTCAAGGTAGAGCAGCAAGCGGTTACTGACTCCGCACGTTTGGAGCTGCAAGAGCAGGTTGCCGAAGATCGCAATGAAGTGAACCGTGAGCGCATTGAAATGCAGCGTCAGGGTATGGAGATGCGGAATGCCACTCAAAGAGGGTAAGTCACAAGAGGTTATCAGCAGCAACATCAAGACAGAGATGGCTGCTGGTAAACCAAAAGACCAAGCGGTAGCCATTGCACTGAGCAAGGCGGGGAAGAGCAAGTATGCGTCAGGCGGCTTTGTAAACAAACGGTTTAGTCCGATTGCTCGACCTCAAAGGTTTTCTGGAGAGTTCTGATGGTATGCACTTTGGTCCTAGTAGCTTGGGGCCAAAGTTTTCAGCTTGGCTTCTACAAGTCTTGTTTCTATGACTGCGGGTCGAAACGCTTTGGATATTATGATAGAGTGTATCGTGTAGACCCTGAGTATGTTTGCCCAGCGAGGTTAGAGCTGACATGATTGATCCAATAACAGCGTTGTCTGTCGCCAGTACGGCGGTGGGTCAGATGCGCCAACTTATTAATGCTGGGCGTGACACCACACAAGCCATGTCAAAGTTTGCTGGTGCATGGGCAGATATTAATGAGGCCGAGCGTCAAGCCAAAAACCCGCCTTGGTATAAAACGTTTAGCGGTTCGATGGAAGAACGTGCCGCACAGGCGTTTGCAGCTAAGAAGAAAGCACAAGCCTTAAAAACAGAATTAGAAAACATGATCCGCTTTGTACACGGCCCTACAGGGCTTGAAGAATACAAGCAAATCCTGCGGGACATGAAGAAGCAAAAAGAAAAGACAGACTTCAAAAAGGCTAAGATAAAGCAAGCGATTATCGAGTGGGTGTTTGGCTTTGTGATTTTTGTTTTAGCAGCGATTATCATGGCTTTTGTGTTCTGGTTTGTTGGAAAGCAGCAGGGCAAATGGTAGATGCGTTTGGTAATGATTGGGCGAATGCGCTATCATGTGTACGACGACAAAGGTCGCCTTTGGTTGGTTTGTTCTAGTCGAAGAGTAGCGGAGTGGTTCATTGAAAACGAGACAAGTGTTCATTGAAAAGTTTTTGCAGGCATGGTCAGCCTGTATGCTTTGCATGGTGCAGGGCGACTTGACAGTGTTGACTTTAAACCACGCATTAACTGCGTCTAAGACAGGAATTTTGACAGGATTCGCGTTTTGGCTTACAAGTTTGGGTGACGGACAGCCCAAGGGCCGATGGTATCCAGCATGGGTTACTGGGGTGCTAACGATGGCGTCTGATATTGTCGTTCATCCTACGCACTTTGGTGAGCAGTGGATGGAGGCTGCGTGTACGGGGCTTGCCGCCGCAGGTTTGTGTTACGCATGGGAGAGGATATCATGGCGCGAACATTCATAGATGATTGGAAAATACTGCCCCGTTTAATGATGCTGGCAGTTACAGTCTTAACTTACCAATCGGTGCATTGGTTTATGTCTCTAGACGATCCAAGTAACGCACAGGCAGGTCTAGTATCTGTGTGCATGGGCGCACTCACGGGCTGCTTTGGCATCTGGATGGGTAAGGAGGCTAACAAATGATACAAGCATTGATAGGACCACTGACTGAGTTAGCAGGCGGATGGCTCAAAGGTAAAGCTGATGCACAAGCCGCCGCAGCAAACCTCAAGCTAGTAGAGGCCGAAGCGAAAGCGACCATAATGAAGAGTGCCGCTACGTCAGAAGCGGAGTGGGAGAAGATCATGGCGCAGGGCACCATGAACTCGTGGAAAGACGAGTATCTCGTTCTACTCTTTTCGATCCCGTTAATTCTCTGTTTCACGGGGGATTGGGGGCGTACCACGGTAGCAGAAGGCTTTGCTGCTTTGGAAACAATGCCCGAGTGGTATCAATATACGTTGGGTGTAATCGTAGCTAGTAGCTTCGCCGTAAGGTCAGCAACTAAGTTTTTTGGGGGTAAAAAATGAGTAACTTTAAACTAAGTAGACGTAGCTTAGATCGTCTTGAGGGAATCGACGATAGGCTGCAAGAAGTTGTGAAGATGGCTATCACACTGACCAAGACCGATTTCGGAGTGGTGCAAGGAATGAGAACCGTCGAACAGCAGAAAGAATTGGTTGCCAAAGGTGCCAGCAAAACCATGAAGTCTAAGCACCTTGAGGGTAAGGCTTTTGACATTATGGCCTTTGTAAATGGCAGAGCGAGTTGGGAGTTGAATTTGTACGACGACCTGGCTGACGCGATTAAAGAAGCTGCTACACATCTAGGTGTTCCGATTTGTTGGGGTGCAGCGTGGGGTACACCTGACATGCCGTATCCTATGGACATCCGTAAGTGGGATGGCACAATGGAAGAAGCAATGAATGCGTATATTGACTTGCGTAGATCACAGGGTCGCCGTCCGTTCATCGACGGCCCACATTTTGAACTTATAGGATAGGAGGCCGTTATGGGACCGAAAGAAGGCCGCAGTGGCCCAGCAAAGATAAAAAATAAACGTCGCCAGGAGATGTACGAGGAGATTGAAAACGCAGTCTCTGAAGCTGCTGGAGAACCTGACAAACGTACGATGAAGCAGAAAGCTAAAGATCGTATGCAGACATACCAGGATCGGGCGCATCGTTATCGTGTAGAGGGGCCTGATGAATTTGGTCTTGGAGGCGACGTGCGTTATAACTCTAGCCGTGGGAAGACGTACTAATGCCTACGATTATGATCAGTGTAATGCCAGACGGTATCCCTGTGGATAAGATGTCTGGCGATGGTGACGGACCAAGCTGCCCAATCGCTACGCAGGACGCAGAGGTTAACCTTGAAAACATGGCGGTTTGTGAAGAGGAAGCAGCCTATCGTGACCCGTCGGACGACGGTGGGTTTAAGCTAACAGAGGTGTGCGGCAACTGTGGTGCATATAATCAGACCGACGATATGCTTGAGTGTATCGGGGATGACTCTGGTGATTTAGGCTACTGTCAGATGTACAAGTTCATGTGCAGCGCAGATCACACTTGCAACGATTGGGTCAAAGGTGGCCCTATTAAATCGATGGCAGAGGGTTCGGAGCGAGATATTCTTTAATGGACCTTGTTGCTTTTTCGACATACATGTATAAGCTACTACAGGAGCGCGAACAAGATATTGCAAGTGCTCTTGCACATGATGCTGCCAAAGACTGGGAGCATTACAAACTCATGGTAGGTGAGATACGGGGCCTTACCTACGCTCGTGAGGAAATCAAAGCCCTGCTGGAGAAACACGCAGACGATGTCGAAGACCTTATATCTTCCTGAACATCTTGCGCAGAAAATGAAAAAAGAACGTGAGGAAGCTCCGGCTGACTCATCGTCTCTTGAAGGCGCATATGTTGACGCGAAAGAACGCGTTTTAGACCCATCCCTTATAGAAAAACCACTGACTGAGCGTTTGCCCCAACCAACGGGCTGGCGTGTTTTGGTTATGCCGTACCAAGGTGCATCCAAAACTACGGGTGGGATTTTTATTCCTGATGAAGTCCGTGACCGAGAAGCGGTGGCTACAGTTGTAGCTTACGTTTTGAAGGTGGGTCCTTTGGCTTACAAAGACCCTGGTAAGTTTGGTCCAGAACAAGAGCCTTGGTGCAAGGAAGGCCAATGGGTTTGCATTGGTCGATATGCTGGCTCACGTTTTAAGATTGACGGTGGAGAGGTTCGTATCATCAACGATGACGAAGTGATCGCTACAATCTTGGAACCAGATGACATTAAGCACGTCTAGGAGACAAGAGATGGCAGACGAGAATACTATCGAGAACGAAGACGAGGGCGTTGAAGTAGAGCTTGATGCCCCCGAGCAAGAACAAGACGAGGCTGTAGAGGCGCAAGCTGGAGAACCCGCTGGTCAGGATGATGACGAGCTGGAGAACTACAGTCAGAAAGTTCAGAACCGCATTAAGAAGCTGACCGAGAAGTATCGCAAAGAGGAACGTGATCGGGAAGAAGCGGTGCGCATGGCGCAGCAACTGCTGCAAGAAAACCAGGCGTTGAAGGGTCGTATGCAAAACCTGGATAAAGGTTACCTGCATGAGTACGGCACACGCTTAGAAGCGCAGCAAGCTGCTGCAAAACGAGCGTATCGAGAAGCCTATGAGGCTGGCGATTCTGACAAGATGATGGAAGCACAGGAGCTGCTTTCAAAAGTCACAATGGAACAAGAGAAGCTGCGCGTTGCAAAACAACGCTCAGAGCGCATGGAAGCCCAGCAGCAGGCCGCACCACAGCAGCCTATACAGCAGCAAGCTCCCGCGCCTCAACCTGCTCCACAACCAGACCCTCGTGCACAAACATGGGCCGAGAAGAACGAATGGTTTGGTCAGGATGAGATCATGACTTACGCCGCATTTGGGATACATCGTAAACTTGTTGAGGAAGAAGGGTTTGACCCAGCAAGCGATGAGTATTACAATGAGGTAGATCGTCGTATTCGTGCGGAGTTTCCGCAGAAGTTTCAAACGGCGAAGAAATCGGGTGGAGCACAGGTCGCACCTGCTGGAGCTTCAGCAACCCGCAGCACTGCAAAACAGGGGCGCAGGTCGGTTAAACTGTCACCGTCACAAATAGCGATGGCGAAACGTCTAAACGTACCGCTTGAAGAATATGCTAAATATGTGAAGGAGTAATCCAATGGCTGACAGAACACCGCGTAAAAACGAAACACGAGAAGCAGAATCTCGCAGAAAACCATGGGCACCGCCCAGTCACCTTGCTGCACCTGACGCCCCAGATGGCTATGTGCATCGCTGGATTCGAGTCGCAATGCGTGGCGAAGAGGACAAGATGAATGTCCACTCTAAGCTACGTGAAGGATGGGAACCTGTCCGTGCCGACGAATATCCGAACTATGAAGCACCTGTTATTGACGATGGTAAATATCAAGGTGTGATTGGACAAGGTGGACTGATGTTGTGTCGTATCCCTGTTGAAACGGTTGATGAACGTACTGCATATTACGGGGGCAGAACCCGCGAACAAATGACAGCCGTAGATCAGGACCTGATGAAGGAACAACATCCTTCAATGCCTATAAGTAACAATAGGCAAAGTCGTGTATCATTCGGAGGCCGCGGACGCGACTCCGAGTAAATTAAAAGAGGATTGCTACTATGGCAAATACTAATGGTTCTTTCGGACTACGTCCGATTGGCGTCCAGGGTTCTGGCGCAAACACCACTGGTGCGACCGAGTATCGTATTGCCTCTGGTAACACAAACGCGATCTATCAAGGTTCTCCTGTTATCCCGCTTTCAACTGGCTTTATTGACATTGTTGGCGCGGCAGCAGGTGGAACAGTGGGTCTACTTGGTGTTTTCTGGGGTTGTGAATACGTTTCGTCTACAACTGGTGAAAAAGTTTTCTCTAACTACTGGCCTGGATCAGGCGCAGACTCTAACCATCCGGTTAAAGCCTTCGTCTATGACAACCCAAACCAGACATATGTCATTTGCTCAAGCGCATCATTGACAAACGAGTCAACCGCTCGTGGTCACGTATTCGCGAACGCAAACTTTGCTGCTGGTACTTCTGGTTCAACGACCACAGGTATTTCTTCAGCGACATTGGGTGTCAGTACAATCGCCGCCACTGCTGCATTGCACTTGCGTATCATCGGAATCCAAGACGATCCCGAGAACCAAGACTTCACAGCGGCTGGTATCCCATTAATCGTACGTTTGAACAACAGCTTTGGTGCTCCTAACGGTGCAATCGTTGCTGGTACTGTTTCAAACACTGGCGTATAAGGAGGCTAACTTATGGCTATCTCTCGCGCACAACTAGCGAAAGAGTTGGAACCAGGTCTTAACGCCTTGTTTGGTATGGAGTACAATCGGTACGAAAACCAACATGCTGAGATTTTTACAACAGAATCTTCTGATCGAGCATTCGAAGAGGAAGTGATGTTGTCTGGTTTCGGAGCGGCACCAACCAAATCGGAAGGTTCTGCTGTCAACTTTGACGATGCAAACGAAGCATACACAGCTCGTTACAACCACGAGACAATCGCGTTGGCGTTCTCGATCACAGAAGAGGCTGTTGAAGACAACCTTTATGATCGACTAGGCTCACGTTACACTCGTGCGTTGGCACGGTCAATGGCCCACACAAAACAGGTTAAAGCTGCGGCTATCCTGAACAACGCATTTACTGCTGGCGCATCTGCTGGTGGTGACGGTGTTGCATTGTGTGCCACAGACCACCCGCTAACATCTGGCGGTACATTTGCTAACGAGCCATCAACTGCTGCTGACTTGAACGAAACATCTCTTGAAGATGCTTTGATCAACATCGCAGGTTTTGTTGATGAACGTGGTCTGAAAGTCGCCCTACGCGGCATGAAGCTAGTGATTCCACGTCAGCTTCAGTTCGTTGCAGAGCGTCTGATGGTGTCTAACCTACGTGTTGGCACAGCGGACAACGATACAAACGCAATCCGTTCAATGGGAATGTTGCCTGAAGGCTATGCCGTCAACGACTTCCTAACGGACCCAGATGCGTTCTTTATCAAGACAGACGCACCTCGTGGCTTCGTCCACTTCGAGCGTACTCCGCTATCCACTAACATGGAAGCAGACTTCGATACAGGTAACATGCGCTTTAAAGCGCGTGAGCGTTACAGCTTCGGGTTCTCAGACCCACGCTGTGTGTTCGGTTCACCTGGCGCATAATTTATGCTACAATGAGGGTGTCCTTTCATTTGGACACACCTCCCTGTTGGACTGGGGCTGCTTCGGTAGCCCCTTTCTTTTTGTCTAAAAGTTCTGTATGGTTGGGTTATCCCTGACAACCACATCGTGGTTGACATTTGCCAAGACAGGAGAATGACATGGCTAACACAACTTTTAACGGTCCAGTTCGCTCTGAGAACGGGTTCAAAGACGTAACAAAAAGCGCAACAACTGGTGCGATCACAGAGAACATCTCGATCTCTCACGATGGTACAAACAGCGTTGTAATTATCAAAGACTTACCAACGGCTGATCCATCTGTTGCAGGACAACTGTATAGCGACTCAGGTGTTTTGACTGTCTCCGCAGGATAAGGAGATAGATCATGGCTGGTCCAGTAACAGCATATAACTGGGTTCAAGGAACGACGGCTGCGGTTGTCGGTCCATCTCGTTCTCGTTTACGTCAAGTGGTGATTTACGCAGCGGCTGCGGGTGCATTTACGTTGAAAAACGGAAGTGCTTCTGGGGATACGATCCTCACGCAGAAGTTTCCAACAGGTCACCACGTAATGAACATTCCCGATGATGGCATTATTGCTTCAAGCGGAGTGTTTGTTTCTGCGTTTACAGGTGCGAATAACGAACTCACGATCATCCTTTCGTAGGAGGGTCGTATGGCATATGATATCCGTTCCATCACACAGGTCGGAACATCTGAGCCATTTGAGCTGCAGGTGTCCAGGGGTCAAATTCCTGGGCATACTGCGCTTTTTAAGTATGGATACAATCCACTTATTGTTAACGTAGAAGAGACGGTGTGGGATGCTGGAGGCATCTACACGTATCCAACATCTGCGGTGAAGATGACAGCGACCTCCGCAGGTGGTGCTGACGATGAGTTCGTCGATATCACCATGATTGGGTTGGACGCTGACTATAAAGAAGTCAGCGAAGTTGTCACGTTAGACGGTACAGGTGTTGGAGAGTCTAACACGTTTTTCTTACGTTTGTATCGGGCGTTTGTGTCAGGGTCACAGGCACCGACTGGAAACGTCACGATTACCAATTCTAGCACGACATATGCACAGATAACACTGGGCGAGAATCAAACCCTTATGGCTGTTTACACTGTACCTGCTGGACATACGTTGTATGTGACAGAGGGTATAGCTACTCACGGAACAGACACCTCTGGGGCGTTTATGACAGTGCGCATGGTTACACGACGCCCTAATGGGGTGTTTCGCACCGGCGTAAAAGTGGACGCTATCAATAGTGAGCTGGTCTTTCCGTTCACGCAGCCACTTGTGGTCCCTGAAAAGACGGACATCGAAGTCCGCGCTAAGTGTAGTAAAAACCAGAACAACGCCATGAGTGCAGTGTTCCAAGGTATTTTAGTAAAAGAACAAGGGAGCTTGTGATGGCAAAGATCGACAAGTCCAAGATGAAATGCAACAAGCCCAAGCGTCAGAAGTCTGGCGGCAAGAAGTTTGTTGTAAAGGCCTGTAAGGACGGTAAAGAAAAGATCGTCAGGTTCGGGGACGCCAACATGACGATTAAGAAATCAAACCCCGAAAGACGGAAGTCGTTTAGAGCAAGACATGGTTGCGACAAAGGAACATTGGACAAACTCAAGGCCAAATACTGGTCCTGTAAAATGTGGTAGATCGATGGATAAAAGCCTACAACTTTTATTTTGGGGAACGGGACTGTCGCTTGTGTCCGCAGGAATCGTGTGGATGATCACCACGCTTATTGCCGTGGACAAAAGGACCGAGGTCATAGACGTTAAAATGGAAGTCATGGACGAGAAAATCGATCATCTTGTAGAGGTCGTAAACCAACTTAGCACAAGGCAGGCACAGTATGATAGGCCGTGGACAAATGTCGTTCCAAGTCACCAAGCCTCCGCAGGAGAGAACTAATGTCAAAAAAGGACGCGTGTTACCACAAGGTAAAAAGTCGGTACAAGGTGTGGCCCAGCGCGTACGCGTCGGGGGCACTAAGCAAATGCCGCAAGGTCGGAGCCGCAAACTGGGGCGAATCTTCTAAGAAGAAAAAGAAGAAAGCCGCCGAGGGTGGATTAATGACCGCGTATGACAATCCCAAACGTCCAGCTCGTAACCGCTACAAGGGTGGCGGTGTTGTAGCCTCTGGCTGCGGCTGTGTACAAGAGCAACGACGTAAGAGCACACGGACGTTCTGATGGCGAAGAAAAAGAAAAACTCTTTGCGCGAATGGTTTTCCCAAAACGACGGGAAGGGTTGGGTTGACTGTAAGACTGGCAAGCCCTGTGGTCGTCAGAAGGGTGAGAAGCGTAAGAGTTATCCGGCCTGTCGCCCTACAATGGCACAGTGTACGTCCGCTGCAAAGAAG